GCCGAAGATGTGGCCTGTCTCTCGATTGGCAAGCACACGGGCATTCACCGCCCTGATGATGTGCGGTGCGGTGCCGAATTCGACGTAGGGCGCGTACTTCGCCATCGGCCACCAGCGGGCGAAAAGCTGTCCCACCTGCCATCCCCAGTTTTGGACAAGATAGCTCGTGTGCACGGGGACAGTACTCGCGTTCGTATTGCCTGAGAGGATCGCTTGGCACGCCACGATGGCGTTCTGGAGGATGGGGGCGGAAATCGCAGGATACGAAGCCAGCTTCGCGCGAAGCTCCTCAAGGTTTGGGATTTGGATTCGAAAAGCGCCTGGCATGTTTCAGAAGACTTGCCCCACGCGGGTGTAGTTGGTTATGACCTGTTTGTCCTCCGCATCGTAGTCGTTCCGGAACGCTATGGTCGCTCCGGCGAGCGATTCGCTCGACTTGCCTGCTAGTGAAAGCCGCTTGAATGTCCGCACCACAATGTTTTCGCACGTGTTCGTGAGATCAGCGGGGAGGCGGTGCGTCGCGCCATTGCCGGCGTTCTGCCAGTCAACGGGATAGCCCGCGATATACGTCGCCCTAAGCATGTTCGAGTAGATGTACGGGAGCTTGCCATACACGCGCATGATCCCCGAGCGTCCCTGCTCCATGATTTCGGACTGGTCCTGGATAAATGGCGTCCACACAGGATTCGTGGGCGTGCCGGAGCGCCACTGGAAGCTCAAAAGGCCGCTCACTTCGACGATCACATTCGTGCCGCTTACCTGCGGCGGGATATTGAACGTGAAGTTTCCCGCGCCGTCGCCGCCGGTGATGTAGCTGCCCTGCGCGATGCCGGCGCCGAGGATCGGGAGGCCGTAGACGAAATTGGCCGCGCTGATGAGCGGCGTGACCTGGCTCATCAATGCGGCAGGAAGCATGGTGAGGAGCGCGGGTGAATTGATGCCGACGCCCTGCGTCACCGTTGCGGAGACGACCGCGTTCATGACGGGCTGGTTCCTAATAACAAGGTGCTCCTGGCGCTTGCCGCCGACGGTGTAGATTTCGTTCACGTAGACCTTCTGGATGAAATGGCAATCGTTCGGATATGCTTCCATGCCCGCTTTGCCGCACATGCGCTCGATATTGTCGGAAACGGAATTGATGATCCGCGTCAAGACGGCATCACTCTGGTCATTGGTGATTGAAAGGCGATCCTTAACCCGTTGCAAGGTTGTGAGCGCCCATGGCGATACGATTTCTTTCATTGGATTGGTGAGAGAAGAATTCCCTCGCCACAGGCCTTCTCGAATGAGAAGACCTGCTGGCGAAAGTTCGAAATCCTAGGGGGCTAGGTGTTCGAAACAGCCGGGTTCTGCGGCAACTGCTGCGGAGGTCCGCCCTGTACGATTTCGGCAAAGCCGAGGATCGCTGGGGAAGAACCGCCGGTGAACGCCGGAGTGACGACCGCACGAAGGTACTGGTGCCGGTTGAGGCCGAGGCCTTCAATCCGTGCCTGGCCTTCGACCGAAAAGGTGAGCGCTTCGCTCGTGTTCGACGAGGTGGCGTTCGCGCTGATCGTGATCGCGGTCGTGCTCTGGATGGCCGTGATGACCGAGCCTGACGGGATGCCGGTGCCAGCGATGGCCTGGCCGACATAGAGGCCGGTCACGCTGGTCATCGCCGTGATGATCGGGGAGCCACTCGCGGTCGTTCCGGTCACGCCGATCACGCCCGTGAGGGTGAAGCCGATGACCGTGCCGGTGTTGTCGAGGGCGTTCGTCCAGCCGCTGTTGCCGGTCGTCGATTCCTGGAGGGTCACGACGAGGTTGGCAACCGTGCCGGGATTAGACGGAGCCGCGCCGTAAGCGCGGAGGATCGCATCCGTCATGCCCTGCGTGTTGACCACGTTCCCGTTTACTGCGGAAGAACCGGAGAACGACTGCGGAGGAAGGCTCACGCCTCCCTGGAACGCGACGTTATCGTATACGGAGTTTCTCATGGTGGTTTGATTTGGCCCCTGCCTTCCTTCGACTTTGTGCGGAAGGGATTGGAGCGCGATGCCTAGAGATCCTGCGGATGCCTAGGTATCGCGTTCCAACGGGCGGTTTATTTACCCCGTCCGTCCCGGCCTGCGCTTAGGAATGGGCGCAAGCCGGAAGCAGACAATGCGGACTACGACGCCGATGTGTAGATGACGGTGAACGCTTTGGGGAGCACGACCACGAGGGCGTGGTCCTGCTTGTAGACGATGCCGGACTGGTCGGACAGCGCGATTTCCTTGCCGCCAAACGAGCCTGACTGGAAGTTGCCGACGCGGATCGCGCCCTTGTCGCCGTACGCCATGGCCTTCAGGTTGCCGAAGATCATGAACGCGGTCGAGGTCTGGGTCGCGAGAGTCGTGGCAGGAAGCCAGCGGTTCGTGTAGACGGGGAAGCCCATCATGTGTCCCGCGTTGCGGATCGGGCCGCCGAGCGGATCTTTTTCAAGACCCGACTGGTTGGCCGCGAACGCGCCGAGGAACAAGAACGGGATGCCGGAGGTCGAAGCCAATTCCGAGGCGATCGCGGCCCAGACGGTGCGGTGCATGTACCATGCGGCGCCATCCAAGACGGATTCCTCCAAAGTCGCTACGACGTTGGCTGCATCAGTGACCGGGTTGAACTTCGCGAACGTCGTTCCACCCGAGCCGAGCGTATATGTGTTAACCGTATTCGCCGGCATGTTCATGATTCCGACAAACGGGCCGTTCGCCGGGCTGCCGACGAAACCCTGCTGGTCGATCATGTTGGCCAATGCCTCGCCCGCGAGGGTGAGGAGCCAATCGCCGAGCTGGACCGACGCATCGCGCAAGAGGTCGTTGCCGAGCGCGAACGCGAGCTGCCACTTGCGGCTGATGAGAACCGCCTGGCCGAAGGTCAAGCCGGTGATCACGCCGGGGAGATCGACGCCGATGTAAGAACCCGTAAGGAAGTTGCCAGTGTAGTTCGGAATACCGAGCTGGTCGGTCTTCATGTTCCACTTCTGGGCCTGCTTCATGATGGTTCCCACGGACGCCGCGATACGCAAGATCGCCGCAGCCACTTCTGGCTGGACGAGGTATCCGCCGCGGTTGTCCTGCTCTTCGATGAGCGCTTCGTTGGCCTTCGTGACGCGCTCGCCGCCCATCTTCGTGATGCGGACGGCTTCGCGCTCGTGGCCCTTGTAGGCCTCGATCACCTGCGCCGCGAAGTCCTTCTTCTGCTCGTCGGAAAGAAGCGTGATGTCACGCCCCTTGACGTACCGCTCTATGGTCATCTCTTCGACGACCTGGCGCGCGGTCTTCCGGGACACTTCCTCCATGTTCGTGAGGGATTTCTCCATCACATCGTGGAAGTTCTTGGTGACGGTTTCAGCAACCGCCGCCAAGATTTTCTCTTCACTATTCATTTATTGAGTTGTAGGGATAGGTCTAACGGCCGCGAGTGGTCAGTTCCTTGATCTTAGGATTGATCTGGCGGAGCACCTCTTCGGCGGCAGTTTTGACCTGCCTCACGAGCCGCTGGTTGAAGAGGTAAACCTCCAAATCAGCTTTTGCTCCCGAGGGGCTCGACCTTGGTTTCGGGGCCGCGCCGGACTTTTCGCCCGGCTTCGGTTCCTCCCCCCCGCCGCCAGCGTCCACAAGGGACTTTAAGGCCGCGGTTATCTCGTCAGTGGACTTACCATGTTCCTCATGGTGGTCTTCAATAGCTTTGATGATTGCCTTGAGCTTTTCTTTGGTCGCCGCCGAAATGGCGCGGCCGGCTTTGAGCGCGATTGCTTTCACGAGTCGCTCGGAAAGCTGGTCCAGCGAGCCACCCTCTTCGGCGAGGACCGATTTGACTGCTTCTGAAATCAGTTCGAAAGACTTATCTTCCGATTCGCCTTCGCCCATGCGGTCGGCTTCCTTCTCGCACAATTCCTTGTGCGCCTCTTCGTGGCGGTCAAGCTCGCCGTCCATCGTTTTCGTGAACTCGTCGATGGCTTTGCGCTTCTCTTCCGTCTCGCCGTCGTGTGGGAACTCGCCCTTGAACTCGTCGATGGCTTTGTCGGTCGCCTTGACGTGCTTCAGATGCTCATCGGTCATGTCTGACTTGAACTCGTCGATGGATTTCGCGTGAGTTTTCTCCGGCTTGTTTTCCTCGCGGCCAAACGTTTCGTACTCGTCGTCGATGGCCTTCATGGACTTTTCGAGGTGCATTGCCTGCTCGGTGCCGATGGCATCCTTGAACTCGTCGATGGCCTTTTCGCTTTCCTCAGATTTTTCCTCCTTTGTGCACTTCTCCTCGAACTCGTCAATGGCCTTGCCGACTTCCTCGCCGTGCCGTTCGTGTTCCGCTTTTAATTTCTTTTCGAGTTCGTTCATGGGTTCGTTTGATTTGGTTTCTTTCTCCTCTCGTGGCACGCACACCAGCTTTCCGGGATCGCCCTCGCTTTCCGCGAGTACCCCTGGCGAGCCGTCTTCCAGCTCGCACGAATCGCCCACCTGCGGCGACTTTTCCTTCTTCTCCTCGTAGAAGAATCCCTTAGTGACCAGATCGCATGTGGAAACACCAAGCCGTCCGACTTGGCGGAGCGATAGCGCATAGCGGCCTGCGGGAACTGGGCAAAAGCTCATTTCGAGCAGTTCTCGCGTGCCGTCGTCGTTTTGGATGTAGCCGGGGGAAACCGTGCGGAGGATCTTCTCCTGATAAAGGGCACAGGCCATGTCCGCCTCTGGGTTCACGCCTGCCTGTGCGAATTTGCCCGTCGCTATCGCCTTGTCTCCCTCGATGCGGATGTCCTCGACGACGCCGATGGGGAAGCTCTGGTAATCGTGCGCCCAGAGAACGACTGGGTTCATGTCGAAATACTTGAAATCCCACTTGGACTGGTCCAGCTCATCGCCCTGCCGGTCCTCGTCGGACGTGCTCATGACGACTTCGAACGTTCGGTCGTCGCCGGAAGCCTTGACCTGCTTAATGAAATCGGCCGTCTCAGACGACGAAAGCTTGCCCTTGAGGTCAAGGGCAAGCTTTGCCGTGAATTGTCTGAGGGTTTCGTTCATTCCCCGGATGGGAGTTGATTGATTTGCCTAAACGCCGGTTGCGAAACAGGTCGTCTTGAGCGTGCTCGACACGCCGGTGACCGTGCTGGTGACTGTGACCGAGACGCTCGCGCCCGTCGCGTTCAAGATGGTGACCGTGCTTGTGACCGCGCTGCCGCTGACCGCCGTGACCTGGCCGGACATGATGAGGGTCGAGGTCGTGCCGCTGTACTGCTCGACGCACGGATCGCCGATGGCGAAGCCCGGCGAGGTGAATGCAACCGAGGTGGTCGTCGCGGCCGAAGCGAACGACGACGTAGCGATGGTGGTCGCCGAGAGCGGCCATACCGTGACGCCCGTGTACACTTCCGCTAGCTGATTGTTCGCCGCAACGCCTCCGGCGCTGATGCTGCCGTTCACGTAGAGGTTCGACAGGCTAGGCGTCACGCTGTTGGTCGTCACGTTCGCCGTTAAGAGCTGGCTCGGCTGGATGCCGCCTGCGAAATCACCGCCCGTCATTGCCGATGGATGCACAAACGAGAATCCGAGCGCACCGAGGAACACTCCTACTGCAATCGCGAGACCGATGAAGAAATATTCTTTCATTTCCATGTGGTAGTTAATTGGTTTGTTATGACATAACTGTATCTCGACCTTTCGATTTCGGGAAGCCAGTGGGGCTGTGGATAGCTTAGTTGATGGCTTTCGGAAGGGAAGGGAGGACGATCAGCATCGGGCCAACCCACGTGAGAACCTCGCTGCTTGACCAAGTGGCGGTTACGGTCGTGAGGAACGTACCCGGATTCGGGAAGTCGCCATTCGCCACGGTGTAGTGGCACGTCCCCGCGCTTGCGCTGTCTATCATCATGCTGCCGCCGAGCGTCAAGTTCGTGCCGCTCGGGTCCTGCGAGGATTGCACTTTGAGCGTGAGCGCTGCGCCCGCCAGATTAACGGGGCTGCCGTTGCCGTCCTCAAGCGTGAAGGGAATCTGGTAGCCGTAGTCGTTTTGGACGACTTCCTGTGGTTGGATCATGGCCTTAGATGTTGTTTTTGAATCCTAACATCAGAACATTCATGAGACCATAGCCGCTCTGAAGGACGCGCATAGCGAGTTTGACGGTAGGCCCCACGATGCCCGCACCGAACAACCGGCGGCTCGCGTAAGGGTTAATTCCGTATCCAGAGAATCCGTACATGAACTTGGCGCTCGTTAATTGACCGTCGTCCTCGACCTATCGACCCCGAAATCAACATTCTGGAAAATCAACGAGTATGTTGAATTATCATTGGATGCAAACGGATAAATGATATCCGTCCCGCTTGCCCTGCGCAGGCCGATAATGGGATTGAACCACTCGGCGAAGAAGTTCGGATTGCTGATGGTAACCGACGGAAACCAATGAATGAGATCGTTACTTACGAACACTTTGTTCGTGTGGTTCACGTTGTCGTCCTCGCAGAATCCGAGAAACATCTTCACTTCTGGCGAGTACATAGCCCCGTGCATAGCACAACCATTGGCGACTGAATCGTATACTTTGGCAGTCTGGGTATAATCGGAATTCCATTTCACGCCGTCCCAGTGTTGCCAGGATGAGCTCGCCATCGGATCAGATGTCTTCTTGAAACGGTGGATGCCCGAACCAACGGCAGTGGTGCCGTTCATGATGGTTCCCAACAGATAAACGTATGATGTGTCGAATCCCTGGATTACGGGGCAGTTCACGGTATTTGCCTGGCACGTTTGCACTAAAACGAGTTGCGACATGAGGTTGGTCAAACTACCATCTTGACCTACGGGCCACTCTAGAGCAGCCGTACTCGTGGGTGCGTTTCCCGTCGCCCCCCAATTCGAGGACGTACAAGTATTTCCCGCGTTTGTATAGGTCGTATAGTTGCACCAGTGCGCGCCATGATCGGGGCTTATGATGAGCCCCGAGGCGTGAGGCAGGTTAGAGAGGTCTTGACGATAGACGTTATAATACATCGTATCGTTTATGAAGAAGGGGCCATATCCCTTCCAAGTATAACTTCCGGTCTCTCCCGATATAGTCGATGTCTGACTCTGTGTTCCAAACGATGTTAGCGCATTATTGCAAACAAGGGCCGTGTTCGTCGTGGTGCTCGCGTCGTAGACACTCAGCTCGTTCAAGAATACGTTGCCCCCGCCGCAGGGATTGCCCAATCCGTCGTTGCTTCCCCCGATAATTTTCCCACCGCTAAAAGTTCCGCTACTTTTTGACCACCCCGTCCATGTATTTGTATCGCCGCCAAGCGAGGTGCAACACGAATTGTTTTTGAGCTGTGTCGTGGTTCCAACGATGGTAGGAGTTGTGAGCAAGCCCGCCGCAACGCTTTGCTGGAAGTTTCTGATCCAAGCTCGACCTCCTGAAAGGAACGAGGTGTGCGTGGGGGCGGATACCAAAGTATAGGTTAAGAATCCCGCCTGACCTATATTGCCAGGCGTTATGGCGTTTTGGTAGGTTGAGGAGACCTCGGCGGAAGACATGATGCGGTTATAGAGCCTCACGTCAACAAGGTCCCCCGCCCAATGCCAGTCGGCCGTCCCGAATCCGTTGCGCCATCCGACACTCGTATTCCCTCCACTTGCATACGTGTCAGGGCTTCCGTTATTCGTCTGCGAACCCGATCCAGCTACGCCGTCTATGTAAAAGTTAATGGTCGTTCCGTCGAACGTCCCGACCAGAAGATGCCATGAGTTAGCGGAAATACTGTTGTTATTGGCTGCCCAAAATCGGTATGTCCCTCCCGTTGCCCCATCGTATTCGTAATATGGTTGGCAGTTTGTATTATTAAGCCGGAAGGAGATTCCCGAACCACCATTCGTTTCAACAATAAACTTTCCATGGCCATTGACGCATCCGGTAGTGTTCACCCAAGCCATCACCGTGTTACCGCTTGACGATAAGGCGTTTTGGTTTCCACCATTGAGGGACGAATTGCTTCCGTCAAAGAAAGCACCACTGCCTCCTATGATGCTCGTGGTTGCAACCGGGGGTGGTGTCCCTGTGAGTGTCGCGTTGTAGCCGTTCGCGCTCGAATCGGGGCTTGGGCTTTGAAGCGTCGTCCCGTTGGGCATGTGATAAACCGCGAGAGCATTTGACCAGACACTCGAAGAAGAATTGCTCCCCGTGTTCTGTGCGGTCGTTATCGAAGAATTTCCTGCGCTCAAATAGTACGTCTGTGTGGTACTAGAATTGCACGTTCCCTTAAAGAAGCCGTTTATGACGCCGTTTGCGTTGTCGTACGATGTTATTTCCCACGGGATATAGTTTGCAGACGTCGCCGGAAGTGCGCTTGAAAAGACGACATCATTGGCAGAGGAATTACTGATCGATCCTCCATGCGCCACATCCTCTAAGACTTGATTTGATAGAGAAAACTCGAAAGCAAAGTTCGAGGTCGTGCTCCCGCCGCATTTGGTCGGGTCGGTCTGGACCTTCCATGTGTATTGGAAACCAGAAGTGACCGCTTGGGCGGGTGCGGCATTAAACTGTAACGCTGTACCAATGAACAGTGTCAATAAGGTTATTGATACGAGCTTTTTCATCTTAATTTGCGGTTACGGAAAGTTTGGCTCCTATCGTTGTTGGTTCGGTGCTGCTGCCGAGTGTCAGGTTCGCGCAAAGCCATGCAGGACTTGACGCCGTACCGCTAATGGTCGTAGTCGTGAAAGATCCTAATGATGAATCGACGACACTAAAGACTCCAGCGGAAAGTGTGTTCCCCGTGCTGCTCGTGATTGATGTCGCGGCCGACGGACCGCTCGATGCGTAAACCGCATTGGTCGCCGTTAGCCAATCAATCGTGCTTGTGCCGGTAGACGTGGCCGTATCGCTCGTCCAAAGGACCACGGATTTAATTGTGAATGCGTACGTGAACGGGGAGCAGTATTTGTATCCATTGATGATAGGGGCTCCGGCGCCATCGAACGTAACAGCAATCTCTCTTATGGCTTGATTCGCTGAAGTTGATGTGCTGAACGGATTTCCGCTGGCGTCTACGGCATTGCCAATCGCCCACGCGCCGTTCTTGAAATAAGGAGTTCCGGTTGAGGCGACAGGAAATGGCTTGCCTTGGATTCCGGTGACCGTGATGTTGTGCGTGATTGAGGTCGTACCGCTGTTCGTGCCAGTCGCGTCGCCCGAGGCAGTAATCGTGATGGTCTGGTTGCCGGTGATGAATCCTGCGCCATTGGTGAGCTGGTTTGTGTTCGTCGGTATGGTCGTCGAAGGGGCGAAGTATTGATCGTTCGCCGGTGGGATTGTCCATTTGAAAGTCTGCGTTCCGGAGGCGACGATGTTCCACGTGTTCGCCGCCGTCGAGGTCGCTAGAATGAACGACGGCCCGCTGAGCGTCGTCGTGGAAACCTGAATGGTTGTCGTAGCCGTGGCGGCGGGGAAAGAAATCGAGCCGCACGACGTGACGCCGGTCGCCGTGATCTGGTTTACGAACTGGTTGGCCGAACAAGTCTGCGTCGAGCCGTTGTTGATGTTGAGGGTGAGCGTCGTCGTCGAATTGGAGCCAGATGTGGAAGTCGAGTATGAAAGGCCCGTGCCGGCGATGACTGAGGCGTTCGGCGCGCTCATCCCATTCAACGCCAGCAAAGCGGCCGTGAGGTAATTCTGGACGAGCGTGAACTGGATGTTCGTTCCGGTCGGAGCGGAGGCGATGACCTGCGAGGATGACTGCACCGATTGTACGCCGGAATTCGCAATGCTGAGGCTTCCGGACGCTGGCGTGATGTTAACGCCGGGGCCGGCGGTCGGTATCGCGGGCGTATAGCTCCCAGCGCCATTGCCGATGGGGATGCTTCCCGATGCCGGTGTCTGGCTCGTGCCGAGTCCGCCCACGCCGGTAGGGAACGGCGCGGCGAAAGAATCAACTGCGCCAACAAGGGCGAAGAGGGCGACTGCACTGAAGACGATTGCCAAAAGTTTTTTCATTGATAGCGAGCGGTGTGAGGTTGTCCCGACAAATTCGCCGGAGGCGGGGTTATGTAGGTAATCGTAACGCCAGAGACGGTATAGTCAATCCCCTGTTCCTGCGGCTGGCGCGCGAGCTTCAGGTCCATGGAGTTCGGATCGAACGGGGTTATAGAACCGTGAAGGGTAAAGGTGGTGTTCACCCCGTCGATCGCGCCATCCACGTTCACCAAATGCCACGGCTTTTGAAGGTTGTTGCCTATGTCGGTAATCATCTTCGCCGTGATGCCGAGCATGAGCAGGTAGGTCTTGCCGGCGGTGTTCTTCGTGGACGCGCTGGTGCCTTCCTGCGCGCGGGTGACGGTGAGCGTGTTGCCACTGACGTTCGTTACGCGCACGATCTCCTTGTTCGGGTCGTCTGATGGGTCTGAGAAATCCGTCGAATTCCACCAGGTCATGTTGAATGGTGTTGCTGGCAGGCTTGAGCCGCCGGAAGAAACCACGATGGAAGTCGCTGCTGCGTCGTAGCCGGTCGAAAGGGTAAGCTTTATGAAATTTTGAACTGCGTCTAGGTTTGCCATGAGGTTAAATGCTTATGTCTGCGGGACGGAGGAAACAACGGCACTGCACATGTAAGGGCGGAGAGCCAACGTCACCGTAATCGAGCGACATCGTTTTCGCGGCATCGCCTTCGCCTGCCGTAATTGATTCGCCGTTTTTGAAAAAGACATCATCAATCGGAATCGTCGTGCCGTCCATCTTTAGGCAATAGGGGCAAACTGAATCCAATCCGCTCGTGAACCAACGGACAGTCTTGACGACTCCCGATTCCTTCCATGCCTGCTTCAGTGCGCCATTTGTGGCCCTGAACGATTCCGTCTTCGCAACCATGCCGGCGCGGCTGTCGTCGCTCCACTGGTAGACCTGCTCGACGCGCTTCGTGATGTCGGCCAAGCTTTCGCCAGCCTGCAACCCGTCGTTGATGTGGCTCTCCAGCGCTTCAAGCGTCGTCTTGTTGTAGCTCTCGGACATCATCTGTACGGATTCATGGACCGAGGCTTTTAGAGCATCGCTATACGGCTTGTCACTCACTTCGCCGATCGCGGCCAACGCTTCGGCCGCCTGGTGTGCGGAAAGCGTCTCCATGATGGGGAGAATTGCGTTCGTGGTTATCGAAATCCAGTTGTCGAGATTGAACAGGTCAGAGGGATTGATGCCCTTCGTGATGGCCGCTTCGAGGTTGGCGAGCACCTCTTTCCGCTGTTCGGCGTTCAGCGCCTTCATCGTCTCGACGACGTCCTTCTCCGCCGCGTGCGTGAACTCGGCGAGGTCCTTCGCCGCGAGCTCGTCCTGCTCCTTCGTCGATTCGAACTTCTTGCTCGGCGCGTTGAGCTTCTCCTTGAGGTCGGCGGTGATCTTGTCCGCCAAGGACTTCGCCTGCGTGGAACGGTTCTTTGCGATGCGCTGGAACTTGGTCCGTGAAGGCCGGTAACCGACTCTCAAACCGTTAGCGGCTTTCGTTCGGTTCGCGGTGATGGTCTTATGGACAGTCTTGGAATTGGGGTCATCTTCCGGCTGGGCCTGCGTGTCAGAAGGCTTCTGTGCCTGCCCGACCGGCGCCATCGCGGTCGGGGACATGAGCACGTCGCCGCCGTCCACCGGCCCCGCTCCCATGAACTGCTCGCGCGCCTCGTTCACCGTGAGGATTGGCTGGCCGCCGACCGACGTCATCATCTCGGTATTGCGCGCGGCCTTGTCCTCCGGAACAGGGTCAATGAAGCTCACGTACAGGTTGTCGCCGTAGCGCCCTGTGAGGCGGTCGTTCAGGGTGCCGCAGATGGCGATCATGTGCGGCTTGATGACGCGCTTGGAGAAGACGTAGTCCGCTGTCTCCGCGGTGTTGCCTTGAAGGGCAATCTTGCCGTTGCGCCGCGTGACGAAAAGGCCAGTGGTGGTCTTGAAGCACCAGACATTGCCGTCATAGTCCACCTCGGTCCGCATATCCCGGTGCTGCCAGTCGAGCTGTTGTTCGGTGCTGCCGAAGTCGAACATGACGCGGTAACAGGTATTGCGATTGCCATTCGCTTCGTAATGAATGTCTGCGTGGGACTGGATGCCGAGAGAGAAAGCAAGGCGCTGAACATCGTCCGCAAGCTGGTGCGAGGTCGTCGAATAGTATCCGCATTGGCGATTCTCGCGCGGGTCGATACTGCCGTCACCCACCATCAAAGCGTCGAAGAGAATCCTACGCTGCCGCATATCGAGGCCGAACACCCATGCCGGAAGGTGCTTGTCGTTCGCATAGCTCCCGATGTTGTCGTGCATCCAGAAAATAAGGGGTGCGCCGTAGACGTTGAAGCGCGTGCCGCCTTCCTCCTTGTCCGGGTAGGAACCGAAATTGAGGCAACCGCTTTTCTTCAGCCGCTTCAAGCAGGCCAGAATCTTCTTCGTGTGAGGCTGTTTTTTCTGGTAGAGCGTGATGATGCGATTTGAGCCTGACGATACGCCGCCCTCCGAAATGACGTAGCCGAGGAATTCAAGCCAGTCGTTCATCATGAAGTTGCGGGATTTGTTCTCAGGATGACTGCCTTTCTGGTAATAAGGAATGCTGAATATCTGCGGGGACTCCCCACCGTTTTGCGGAGCGGCGGCCTTGAAGTAACACATCTTCGGCAAGTCTTCGGCAAAGCCGATGCGGTAGTTCGCGCCTTTATGGTCTGGCCGATACCACATGCGATGGTCGGGCGTGACCATGATGTCCATCTTGCAGTTCTCGAAGTGGAGCATCTTGCCCTTGTAGGGGTAGACGTACTTGCCGAGTGGCAATGCGAAGCGAACCTCGTTCGTGACACCGTCATATTCGGCAATGGCCTCACCGTCCATGACCTCGTAATATTTTTTCCAACCGCCCTGCGTGAGCACTTCGGTCTGATCGTCATAGCAGGCGCGGTTCGTGTCTGATTCCGCCGTGCCCAAGATTGTCTTGCTCGCGCCGAACATCGAAAGGATGCGGTCCTTCATTTCGAGCGACATCTTGCCGAAGTCCATGTCCTTCGGCGTTGCGCCGTTGGCAGACCACTTCACGCCTTTCGGCAAAACGCCGATGCGGTTCATGTTGTCGATTCCGCCGTGCATGTCGGCAAAGCCCACCTTCAGCGCCTCAAGCTGCGACTCCGCGACGAAATCGCTTTCAAGGAATCCTGCCGGCCGTGCTCCGTTCCTAAAGAAATTGCTGTTGAACCTCGTCGCATCATTGTCGTTGTCAATGTACGCCGCGCCTGCCATGACAGGGCTGTAGCCCTCGAAGAAGTTGCTGGGATTCGGCCCACGGAAGTGGACGATCTCGTAGGGCTTGAATGCCATCTCAACAGTTTCGAGCTTCATCTTGTAGCCGATGAGCTGGTACGGCCACGAACGGCGGTCGATCACCGGGCGCACGCGGTCCGGCGGCATGAGATGGATGCCCTTCGGCTGGTCGGTGTCACTGTTCACGCCTTCGAGCCACCAGTACGTATTCCCGGTCAGATCCAAACATGCCGAAGTGAGGTACTTCAGCTCAAGGCCGTTCATGTTGTCGTTCGGGCTGTCAAGCAGATTAAGAAGCTCGTGGTCGCTCTCTTCCTTGGTGTCCTCGCCATCAGCCGAGAAAAGCCGCCAGTCGATTGTCATGACCTCGCGGGCTTTGGCGTTCACGGCCGCGTAGACGAAGCCCTTGAAGTTCTCCAAAGCCCTCGAAGGGTCAACGGGGATGCCGGCGCCCGGCCGCTCGATCACGAACTGGTTGCTGCCGTTAATCTCGCCGAACTGCGAAACTCCTGCCTTGTTCTTGACGCGCTTCACGATGCCGTACTGCGTCATGACAATGCCGCCCTGTTCCTGTTCGTAGATCTCCGGGTCTATGCGCGAAGCAATCCCGCGCATGAGGCGGGGGAACCAACTCGGCTTGTTCTGTGCGTTGAGGGAAGGGGATGGCATCGGATCAGGTGATAAGGAATTCTTTATAAAAGCGGATGCCCTTGAAGTGTTCCGGCTGGATCATCTCGTTCGGTTTCGGGTGGGAGATCAGCTTGAGGCACCACGCATGGATAAACCAGAACTGCCGGTGGAGGAATCGCTGCTGCCATTCGGGAGCCTTGCCCCAAGCGATCCCCGCCTGCCACTGGTTCAGTTTTCCGTGGAGGACGCCGATCTTCATTTACGCGGTTATGAGTTTTCCTTCAGTGACCTTGAACGTGAGCGTGCGGCAGTACGGGCAGGTGACGGGTGTCTCGATGGTGAGCGGCTCAACGGAGACGATCCTGTGCTCCTTGCTCGTGGCGCATGGCTGGTTGCACTGGGGGCAGTTCACGATGATGGCGTCATACTCCGGCCAAACGATTTCGATGATCTGCTTCAGCTCTTCCTTTTTGCCGAACCATCTCCACCAGATGCGCTCCAAGATTCCTTGCGGCGGGTCCAGCGGGACGCGCTTGAACGTGATGGCAGGCTGGCGCTTCTCAACAAAAAAGTAATCACCCCGTTTCAAGAGGTCTTCCGAATACTGGACGCGCCTGACGGTGAGTGCCTCCATTTGCTGTTAAGTATAGGGATTGGGTTGGGAATGGCAATCGTGACGAGTGCACAGGATAGAATAAGATATGCCACGCCTTCCCATGAGCAAGATAGCCTACGTACATTCAGAAGACTTTGACACCGAAACCAGGCCCGACGCGAGACAGTGGGACGCGATGGTAAACAGGTGCAGCTTGCGCGCGCAGGATGCGCTCAAGACTCCTACGGCGAGTTACAGCAAGATACATTCCGAACAGATGGCGGATATCTTCCATTCGATGTCCTGCACTCATTTTACTATTCGCCTACTCTTGGACCGCGATGTGCCGATCGATCCCCAGACGGTGGATACGCTGCCCCTGGCTCGGCTCCAGCTCGAATGCCTGTACGCCATTTGCCTGATGCTTGAAGGTCCCAAGTACGTAACGGAATACCTGCACGATCATTGGCGGAAGCGATACGCTCGATACCTTCTCGAAAAGGAAGAGACAAAGAACCTACCACGCGCACAGGAATACTATCAGACTGGCGAGCAACTGAGGGATATCACAGCCTTCGGCGATGCGATAGGCATCACACCAGAGCAACGGATGACCGTAGATCTTGAGGAAATGGGGACACCTCTGCCACCGAACGTCAAGGGGCAGCCAATTGCGAGATTCAAAACCCCTGGTTCGGCCATTCCGAGGATTGTGTCGTCGGCATCGAAAAAAGCCATGCTCGAACGGCTCTATGCCAAGTATGGAGACCTCTGTTCGTTCGCTCACGGCCTAGCCCAATCAACCTCGCTCAAACGGCTGTTCGACAATCGGTCTGCCCAGCGAAAACTGACCACCGACGGCAAAATAAAACGGCAATACCAGCTTGACATCGTGTCGGAAGCCTACCTGACAAGTGTCATGAGCGTCGCTCAGGCAGCGGCTGAATTGACGGTGCTCTATCCAAACGACCTGGAACTCTTGGTATCCGCCCATGAGACCTGGCAGGAAATAGCCCGCGCCAGCCTGCTGAGCAAAGCGATATGGGAAATACGGACGAAAGCTCTTCTACGCGTGATTTGATGTCGCTATCTGCTGCGTCGTGCGACGGACGGTCTGGCTCGTTGCTCTTATATCTTCGGCAACAAGGATTGTTTGAGCCATTAGAACCCCAATAGGAATAATGCGAATAATAAGAAAAAAAAGGGTTCAAATGCTCCGCCCGATCCGTATACTGGTGCCGAGGAATCGTCATGAACAAACGTCTCGGGACCCTAGCGCTCGCCGCCGCATGTCTCGCTCTTGGGGGCTGCTCCAAGGAACTGACCCGGTCGCGGGCGGCCGATCTGATTGAAAAAAATGCGGAGTTCGGCGCGCCAGCGGAAGTCAAGATACCCGTTGGGACATTTTGGTGGGACTACAGAAACCTGAGCATCTTCCCGGCTCCGTTGACGATGCTCACGGATATGAATATCCTGACGGTCCGAGGATCAGGACAGAAAGATTGCTGTTGGCAGATGGAGTATATCGCGGAATTGACCGCTCACGGAAAGGACGTTTCTACGTCGTGGACCGAGACGAAAGATAGGATGCTGGAGGACACCAGGCCGGCATCGGCGATGTGTTATGTCGTGGTTCACCATCCCGAGCCATGCCACAATGCGCGTGGCAAGGTATACTCTCAGGTCGTCGCTCGGAGGAAGATTATTGAAGTGACTGGAATAACGGGAGATCAGGACGGGCAATCTTCGCAAGCCGAATTTGACTGGAGATGGATTGCGTCCTCTGAAGCAAAGGTATTCGGAATCACCTATGCGGCGGACGCTAAAAAAGGACAGGCGACGTTCCGTCACTATGATGATGGATGGCGCATGGTCAACATTGCGCTCAAGTGATGCATCGCTTCACGCCTCAATCCAGTGAATCTTCGGCAGGTCCAAGCCCTGCTCCACAAGGCCCTGAATGAGCCACACCAGTGCGTCACAATTGTGAACGAGGATGCCGTTAGCGAAGAACTCGTGTGCGTCCTCAACCAGGAGGTTGTAGACGGGGACGACATTTGGTCTTGCCGAATCCCTGTCGTCTCGCGTGTTCACGATGCCATTCTCTTCCGGCTGGAGATTTGTGCCATGCGGGAGCCGCTGCTTGCGCTGCCCTGATTGCACGGCGAGACATCCTGATTCGCTCTGGTTCCCGCATGTGGTCGGACATGTGCACTCGCTCGTCCTTTGCATTGAGGTTGGACAAGTCGTTATTGAGCGAGTTGCCGTCTTTGTGGTGAACATCGGTAAACCTGTCGGTTGGACCGTGGTGGTCAATCCATAGTTGCCGATGAAGCGACATCGGCTTTGTTTGCGCCCCACCGTGATACCAGTAATAGACCCGATTAGCGCGGCGCTCCGATTGAGGATTGCGGTGATATACGTTTTCGTTGTAGATGACGTGCGTCGGAGGATGCCGCCAATCCACGTCCTCGTATCGAACTGCGATGTCATCCCACCTGCGCCGATGGGCTTTTCTGATGCTTGCCCCCAGCTTTCTGCGTGATGCTTCATTGAGCTGGTTTCCCTTAAATCGTTGGCCGAGGTTTCGGACGTTCTTGACTGCGCAACAATGGCGCGAGCAGTAGCGGTTATCAGTTGGGCGATCCGGGCGCGGATATCTCGTGAATGCCTTGCTACAGGTTTCACATTGGAAGCTGCGCATGCCCGGATACTTCCTCGGTTCCATGAGTACACCATATCGTTCTGCTCCAAAACGTCAAGCCGCTTTATCCCCAGCATAGTAATGACGGGATGATCCGGGGTTCCAGTCAATCCGAAGCGGGTAATCACCTCGCGTTCGCCTGTCTGCCCAGCCCAAAGGACGCGCTTATAGCCTTGGCGAGTCATGACAAAATCGCCCGCTAAAACGTCACGCAGATTTATCTCGCCGCGCTTGGTAAGAACTTTGGTATCGCCGGCCAGACAGAGGTCGTCGTGCGATTCAACGCCGAGGTTGAAGAGCTGGCCAAGGAGCTGTTCGCATCCGGCGCGGGGAAACATGACCGTGCCGTTCTTGATGTACGGCGCAACAACCTGAAGCCGTGAGCGCTTGTCCGTCGTCGGCTTCATCGGCACCACGGGAAGCATGGCGCGCTCCATCTCCTGCACGGCCGCCTTCTGGTAGCCGATGTCCTCCACGAAAAAGATGTTCGCACCGCCGCGCTCGCCGGGGATGCCGCGGACGTGCTTCATCGTCTCGTGAAAATTGACATGCTCGTTGTACGGATTCGCGCGGACGTAGATTTTCGGCGTGTCGTCCACGTAGTACACGTCGCCGGAAACGATGGCGGTATAGTCCGCGCTCTCCTTCTCGGATATCGCAAGGTCAACGCCGTGGCCCTTGAGCGATGCGAGGATCGGAATCCTGACCTTCTCCCCCTTGTCGTTGGTCGTCTCGTTCATCGGCGGGATCTCGTCGTAGTAATGAATGTCCTCCGGCGTGATGATCTGGCCTTCCTCGGCCACGATCTTGAGGAGCATCTCCCGCTGCCACGCAACCGGCCCCATGTCGCGTTCCTTGTCCTTGAGCGACTGCTCCGTGGGATACATCGCCGGCCATGTGCACACGCCGTTCTTGTCGATCAGCGGGAATTCAAGGCATTTGAAGCCGGTGCCGGGCGCACGGAGCCTTGAAAGCAGCGCGTCCATGTGGAGCAGGTTGCCGATGACGACCAGCTTGCCCTTGCGCGCGTCCATGCCCGGCATGATTTCGGATTTCAACCAGCGGTCGGTCTTGTCGCGGTTTTCCTTCGTGCGTACCCATTCGCCATCCTCCGGGTCGTCAACCACGATGAGCCGCGGTCGGTGCTGTAGATGGCGGAGGCCGCGCACCTTCTGGCCGCGAGATCGGGCGAGGATTCGGACACCGTTCGATAAAACGATGTTCTGCTTCTGCCATTCCTCACCCTCGCCCTGGAGTTCGATGACGTTGCCCCGGATCTCACCGTAATCCTGCTTAATGAGGTCGTTGGTTTCGAGTTCGTGCTTGATCGAGCTGATGTTCAGCGTCGCTTGGCGGCTGGAATCTGCGACAAGGATTATGAAGGGATATCTTTCGGGATATTCGAGGGCGGCCCACAGGGGAAGGGCAAGGCTGCCGAAGGTTGATTTGCCGGAACCCCGGAAGCCAAGTATTAGAACGCGCTTCTCGTCTTCGCGTTCGAGGGCGCGGAGCAATTCAGGGTGGAAAGTCGCGGGCGGATCGGTGAAATAGCCGGTGAGGTAAACCAGCGAAAAGCCAAGCAGGGACTTCCTGCTCTCCTTGCGCGCGTCGTAGCTTTCGAAAAGCGCGTCAATCTGCCTATGGACTTGTAGCTGGCTTGGCTGGTTCTCCATCCTCCTTTGGGGCGGCTAACAGTCCCCAGTTGCCGAACACTTCCCGTATCGTCTTCTTCTTTTCCTCTGGTAACGGCGCGTTGCGTATCGTGGTTTCCAGAGTGCCGAGCTTGCGTTCGAATATGCCCGCGTCGAAGAGCTTCTCGAACACATCGTTGTGCGCCACGCGGATCTCGCGGAGGGCGGAGAGAACCTCGTTACGCTCGGCCATGGGGTCGTTCACGATCTCCCATGCCTTGCGGACAATCTCCGTCATCACGTCCTGAAATGATGCAAGTGCGGTGGTGAGCGTCACGGTGTCAAGTCGCTTCGTGCGCTCGGCATAGATGGAATTCAAAAGTGAGGCGAGGTACTGGCGATCAAGGTCAAGGCCGTCAGCTTTGAGCCGTTCCTGCAAAGCGCGTTGCGTGATCTGATGGTCTTGGGCGAGGATGCTACGGATGCGCGCCTTGTAATACTGCTTGTTCTCCTGTGAAATGCGCGGCATGAAAATGAGAGGATTGGCGGGTTTGAAATAACTGTACAGCTTTATGTCCCTCGTGGGAAGAGCGAGGGCGTATTTTGTCAATGCGACTATGATAATCTGTTGGGCCTATGGGTTCGCACAAGCTTGAATTCATTCTCCACCTCATCGAAGTCCTTGCCGCTATAGTGATAGCGACATTTACGGTTCTGATATTCTTGCTACCAACTGGAAGCAAATTTCCACAGTGGACTTGGATAGTCCTGGGAGTCGCGGCATTCGTGGTGTTCGGAATCGGAGCGCGAGTATTATTTCAAATGTTGCGACCGATGACTCTTATTAGATCGTACGTCGAGCCGCTTGATGCAAACCTCGATTTCAGCCCAAAGTTTCGGGTCGAACTACGCAATGACTCCGGCCACTGCCTGGACGTCACAACATCGAAGTGGATAGAGGGCCAACCGTTAGTCCATAACATGCCGCATAAAACATGGCAGGTATTCCGGGATGGGACATGGACTCCATCTCCCGTGGGAGAGATGTCAATTCACGTTCACCCAGGTGAATTGGTGCGAACGTGGATGCAATTCAAAGGAATGAATCAGAACCAGGTAGAAAATGCTAGGACAAACAAATGGCTGGGGAGGCTCGAAGTTTCGGCTAGTGGAAAGCGTTTCAAGCTAAAGCTTTGATAGTGTTGAAAGGTTGGCGGTTAAATATGACACTGGAAACGTGGGGTGGCGGGGGCGAGACGTTCAAGTACGACGGATCGGTCGCCACTGGCACGACCATCCATTACGGCGAAAACTTCCGCTGGAAGGCGGTGATAGGTGCGTCAGACTATGCGCGCCTGTTACGACAATTCTCCGGCAAGGAGGTCGCGATCGGGACTTCCAAATCCACGCCGCCGCCGGGCAGTGTCGGCGAATGGATGAAGGCAAACGTCAACAAATCTGGTCTGATGTCCTACGTCGGCGCGATACTTGTGAAAGAAAAGTACGCAGTGAAGCCACGTGCGGGGCGGATACAGTTCCGCGCGGTCTAGACTTCGCCGGGCTCAAGGAACTCATCCACTTCATCGCTGAATTGCATCGGCACGCCCGATACCGGGCAGAACATATTACCGACGGGCGGATGTTCCAGCTTCAGGCCCAATGACTCCAACGTAGCCCTGTCCACCAGCTTTGCATTATGGGTCTTGCACATCGGAACGCCGTCGAGCTTGTATCCTTCGCACATCGAGGGCATGACACCTCCACTTGAAAAGATGGTAGCAAATCTTGATCTCTCTCATTGTCTTTGTAATTGCTTAATGAGGTCTACGACCTCTTTCAGGTCCTCGAAGTCTCCCACCACTTCGATCCGCGCCTTCATCTTCTTGATATCGGGAATCTGGAGCGGCGTCTCGCCTGATTCATGTAAAGCCTTCTCCAGTTCCTTCTGGCTGACGGCGGGGCCGAATTTGATGGTGTAGCGGTCGATCATGTGATTTGGCGGTTGATTGTTTTTAGCCGATGAAACGAATCCCGCCGGGCGGGGCTAGTGTGGCATCGCCCATTTGACGGCAATTGGGCTACGGCACTCACATAGTGGGTGAAATGCCCCACTGAAACCCGATATGGCCCCCAGGGCTTCATCAGGTAAAGGGACTGATGTAGGATTCTCCTACACTTCGAGGTTGGTACACCTATTGCATTGCTTCCTGTGTAGGAGGAAGGAAAATTTCACTCAATGAGACCCATGCACGTCTGCGTCGCCAGGTGCAAACAACCCATATCCGTTTGATGAAAACCATCGGGACGGGGAAAAGTGAGGCTGAAATTGCTGAGGTCGCTGGGCACTACATGGATGCGCTTGAGAAATATCGCGTGGCTCTCCTGGCAGGGATATTCGAAACGCCGACAACAAGAGAACTTGTGGCCTGAGGCGATTATGAGGCCGACCGCATTAGAAGAGGTGCCGATTGCCGAGCGCCAGGTGCACGAACTGGATCACGCGAAACATCGCTGGCTGGAGAAGAAGGCGCAATTGGTCGAAGCGTTACGTCGCTGTAATTCATGTACGAGTCGCTGCGATGGGATTGATCGCTGTCGGCATCGCAGTTCCACGTCTGAAGGATGAGTTAAAATATCGGACCGGGAAGCCCCTTTGCCCGACGGATGGGGCGGTCGCGCAGGTGGGAGTGAAATTGCCGCCTAGGACGGCTTCCGTCAATTTGTCCCTGCCACGCCATTGCTGGTGCGCGTTCCCGGCCACTCTGATTCGCTATTCAGAATCCTTGTCCGTCTCTTCTTCCTGCGAACTATCTTTTGGCGCTACATCTTCGGATGCCGCTGCCGTTTCCGCCTCCGTGGCTTTCTCGGCGCTCTCCGGCGAGGCTGCTTCTTCGGCGGGCGCTGCCGTCGATTCCTCCGGCGCTGCTTCCGTCGCTACGACGTCCTGCACCTTCGGCTGCTCGGCGACCTGGCCTTTCTCTGACATCCCTCCATTGGGACTCGCAATGAAATCTGCCATGATGTGAAAATTATTTTTGTTTCCGGCCGCGCCGACCTGTACGCGCCGTTTCTGGTGGTATCGGAATTCGGGGAATGGGATACGGCATCTCAATCCAACGGTCGCCTGCTTCTCGGTGCGGCGCGTACGTGAAGACTCTGCCGTTGTCGTAGAGCACGCTTATTGGCACTCCATTTAGGAAACCTAACTGAATGATCTTTGGTTCCTTTTCCATTGGCGTAACGATTACAGTTTCCTCAACAGCTCCGCGAACTCGCGCGACTGCTGCGCCTGTTTGCGGAACATCGCGGCGGTGTCCTCGTGGCCTTTAATCTGCTCCTCCAGTTCCTTCGCCTTCGCGCGGTTGGCATCTGCCATCTGTACGGCCTCTTTGCGCTCCTTTTCTGACTCGTATTTTTGCTGGCCGGTCATCTCGGATCGCTTGATGAACTTCTTTGGAGCATTGCAGGTGTGGCAAAGGGCGACTTGCCCAGTAGTGTCTACGGCAGTATGGCCAGAATTTTCCTCCTCATGCCCGTTGTCGCAAAGCCAAAATCCCTTCTCCTGCAACTCGTCCACGCGCTTGATGCTGGCATCGATCGCGTCCGCCTGGGCGATGTGGCTCTGCATTGCTCGGCGTTTCTCGTTGGCATGGTACTCTGATGCCGATGCGTTCAAGTCCTTCATAGCCGCGTCCTGCTCCTCGCGAAAACTGTAGGTCACTTTCGTCCATCGCTTCGCAATAAATCTCAGCATGTTAGTTGATGTTGTTTTTTGTATTGATGAATCTTGTGTCCATAGGTTGGCGTATCTCGATGACACTCATGACAGAGAGTTCTTCCGTTCTCTACCATAAACCTGAGGCGAGGAAATAGCGAGAATGGGTAAATGTGATCTGCTTCGATGTTTCCACCTTTCTGACCACAGCCCAAACAGCGATAATCGTCTCTCTTGAATACAGCCTGTCGCCAAAGTTTGTACTCAATCGAATTCTTGATGGCTGCATTGACCGATGAGATGCCCCCCATCCAGAAGTGACTATTTGCGCCCCGGAAAGCCTTTGAGATGTTCAAGCGGTGCTCGATCGTCTTGGGCTTACCAAGCATCGCTAGCCGCCGTCGCATTCTGCCGGCCTCATCAACCGTTTGTCCCTTGTGGGCGATGCTCATGCGCAAGCGGAGTTCCGGCGTATATTCTACTGTCTTGCGATTGGGATTTCGGACATAAGGGCGGTGCTTCTTGCCCGTCATGGCCATTGATAATTTGAGCCTATGTTCGGCTGAGAGGGGTGGAAGGGTCTTTCCTTTATTCCACGGAATTCTCCCCTTATGAGCTTCGCTCAATTTCCGGCGCATGGCCTCGCTGACGGGGCGGCCGAACATCCACGGCGTCGGCAAACCTCGATGTGCTTCACTCATCTTGCGCCGCATGGCTTCGGACCAATGTTTTCCCTTGAGCCACGAGGATCGACGGTGTGCGCTCTCGCTCATGCGCCGCAACGCTTCGGGAGAATAGATGCCCCTTTTTCCCTTGTTCCACGGAATGGCTTTGGCCGGAGCCGAAATCATGCTTCTATTGATGTTTTTGGTTTTTCCTGACCTTTTTGTTTGTGCAGTTCCGCTATCGCTGACCGAAGCTCGGCAATCAGCTTCCTCACCGCCTTCTCCGGCGAGTCCGCCCGAACCACGAACTTCTGCTTGGGCAGGGCCTCGCAGGTGATGTGGTATTCGGTGACCTGTTTCGGTTCGGCGATCATGTTGATTTTAATGCTACTGTTTTCGGAGAAAATATCAATGTACCGCTGGTGGATAAAACTGATAGAATCGCTGGTCATGGAACCAGTCTCCAGCGCCATCATTAAGGCGGCGACGAATGAAGTAACCACGGCAGCTAAGAAAGAATCGGAAAGCTTCCTAAAGGCCGTGTTGGGGGAACCTGCAAATGCCTTAGGCGGCCTAATTGGGGACTGGATAAACCAACGTCGTCACGCGAATCTGATTAACATCACGGTTGAAGCTAAGCGAAGGCTCGCAAAAGCTGGCGTTTCACCGAAGGAAGTGCCGTTGAAGATCATCCACCCCGCCATCGAGGCCGCGTCCCTTGAGGACGAGCCTGATCTTCAGAACCTCTGGGCCAATCTCCTCGCAAACGCCGCAGACCCAACATCCACACTCAACATATCCGCGATTTTCCCGGACATACTGCGACAGTTATCCAGGGTAGAGGCTAGGTACCTCGATAGACTCTACACCTCAACAACCGAACAGCTCGCTCCAGGGCTGCGTAACCATACTTTCAATGTCGCTTTCCGAAATATTGGAAGCCAAGATGCGTTGATCTCCGACTTTGTCATAGCTGAGCTTGGCAACCCTGATATCCAGATGTCCATAGAGAAGGAGAGCAGCGATGAAAGACTAGCAAGAATGTTTGAGTGCGAGAGGCAATGCCATATCGCGATCGGAAATTTCCTTCGATTAGGAGTCATCGGCACGAAACTCTCACTCGATTTGCCACCTCGTGAGAAAAAGCGAGAAGTCGAATATCTTTCCTTGACAGAAGCCGAGAAGCTATTTACGATGAACCATTTTCACTTGACGATTCTCGGCGCGGAGTTCGTTCGAGCTTGTCGGAGATAACAACTGCACTCAGCCGCGCATTTGCAACTGTATACCGATAATTCTCATGCTCGGGCAACCAGAGCACTTCGATCTCATCTCGAAGCATCTTCCAGTCCCGCGTCTCAAAACCCTTCGCTTCAACCAGCTCGTAACTTCCGTCGTTGTGCGTGATCCTGAAATCGACTTTGTGCCGCCGCAATAGTTCGCCGGTCTTTGGGTTGCGGATCTCGATCACGAACTGCCGCTCCCATGCCTGGATATCTTTTCCTTTAAGCCGCCAGTCCAGCTCCATCGCCATCAGTGCCTCGAACTTCGAATCGTAGGTGAAGCCGTCGTAGGTACACCGGATCGCGTGGTACTTGCCCGCCGCCGCTTTCTTCGACCCCCGCACCTTCCCGCAGAGGCATACCGCGTCTGACGTGTTCGCATCCACGAAATAACGATGGCTGTGGCCTTTCGGCTGGCGCCGCTGGATGTAGGTCATTCCTCCCGTGTGATCGTTACTTTGTTCTTGCGATGGGCAGCTTCGACGTTATGCTGCCATACCTTGAGGAATTGCTGAAGAACCCGCATCGACACCTCGCGCTGGATGGCACTTCCGAACGTCGCTCTGATGGTTATGGCTTCTTCGATTGTCGGTGCGGACGAATGCGAGGTATTCATGGTCCATCATTACCGATCTGGGCGTTAAACTCAATCGCACAATCTTCCCACTCCGCGACAACCTGTGCGATGAGGTTCCGTATGACAATCGCGTGAAGCTCCGGCGGCACTACTTTGAGGACATTCACCAGTGCGTCGGCGTAGTGCGCCGTGAACGTGGCAAGGGACGGGTCGGATTCGAACCGCTTTGTCATGCGGATCTCCGCCTTGTGCGCCTCGCGGAGCATCGCCTCGGCATTGCCGGCGAGCGCGGCTTGCGCGGCGATGTGGTCGTTGACAATTTCTATCATGGTTCTAAGTCCCTGGCTCATGGTGATGGTATAGTCGATATTTATGGCTCACACAGATAGATCACTCTTGGAAGCGGCAATAATTGGGTATCGGGCCAAGCTGGACCAGATCGACGCGGCTATCGCGGAGATCAGGGCAACGCTCAAGGGTTCTGCGCCCGTTGCCGCTCTAGATGGCGGAGGCGGTGGCATTCCCACGCCGTTCAGGAGGAAACGGAAGATGTCGGCTGCTGGCCGCAAGCGCATAGCAGAGGCCACGCGTAAGCGCTGGGCGGAATGGCGCAAAGCCAAAGCCGCGAAATGAACCAAACTAGCCGATATCGGTAATCGCCGGACTTCCTTTGTATCCCCGCCGCTCGCCCCACACGATCTCCTCATCCGCAGGCTTGTGGCACTTGCACGCGCACGGGCGCCACGGCTCGTTCCATTCCAGCTTCGGCGCTTCGCCATCGCAGGCGTCGTGATAGCCTTCTTTGCAGTTCCATGAGGAGTTGGGGAGCTTGGGCACAGGTGGGTGTATTATTTTTGATTAGCCGTGAGACAATTCCAATATCGGCGTAAGCCTACCGAAGAGATCGAGCTCTATTGGCGGATGGGTGACCGTCTGACGATACAAGCCACGAAAGCACTATACCTTTTTAGGAGACAGGGGACGCGAGAGATCCTCTACATCGGCAAAGCGTGCAAACAATCCATAAAACAGCGATGGCGATGCCCTGCAAAGAACCGACTGGATAAGCTGGCTCGGAAGGAGCACGTCGCCATGAAGCCGTTGGTCGCCGGATTTCACACCAGTCGGCCGCTCACTCCTCAACTCATCAACGACGTGGAGCGGTTGCTGATTTTCCTGCTGAGTCCGCGGTGGAACGGCCCTGGAAAAAGGACGTGCCGCCTCCATCATCACGAAATAACAGTCAAGTGTTTGGGAGAATGGCCGCACCAGAGAACGGTCTTCACCTACTACGATGAATTCCCGTTCTCCCTTGCCTTTGGCTCCTCGTAGGATTCTGCCACCTGACGAATATCAAACGAGCGGATGCTGACTGTGTTCGACCTTTGAATCCGAAGGCTTGGCAACGCGTTGAGGAATCGGCTGAACCTCGTAGGCAAACTCCTTCTCGAATACCGGAATCCTCCCCTTGAGTTCGTCAATGTGGATCAGTTCCTCCGAATGCTCTTGAACGTGGTTGCGAAACGTCAGGACCTTCAGCGGCACGCGGATCTCTCCACGAAGGAACTGCCCGCCGCGCGATGTGATGAGCCAGTACCCCGGCTTGCCCTTCACCTTCGCCACGAGGCCGTGAAAGCGGAGCTTTGTGAGATTGCAAAATTCGTTGACGGTGAGGTGAAGGTCGTTCTGGAGGTGGAACTCGTTGCGATTGCAGGCGTGGACAAACTCGATGGCCTTCACGAGGATGCTCACGAGGCCCGGCGTGAGCGTGTGCCAAAACTGCTTGAGGGAAGCGTTGCATGTTGGACAGCGATCGTTCATGGAATTGGTTGATGATTATTTGCCATCGCCGAGGAACAGGCCCGGATTCTGCCCAACGGCGTTCGCAAGCGTCCGGCCGTCCTTCATGATGGCGTAGGGCAGGAACACTTCCTGTGTCGTCGCCATCTTTGTCTCGACGAGGGCCATTTGAGCCTCCACCCAATCCTTCACGATGCGCCAGGCAACACGGACCGCCTGCGTCCTGTTGACCTGTGCGCGCGGAACCTTCCGGTCATCCTCAAGTATTTGAAGCACCGGCTTCCAATCGCACGGCAGACGGAACGAGATCATGTTGCCAGCGAGGTTCAGCCGGAACGATATCGCGGTGACATAGCTATCTTTCGGATCGTACTCGGTGAGCACCGCCTGCGCCCCATGTAAGGAGAGGCATTTTGCGATCTCGCCTGCTGTCCTGTCGGCGTCTACCTTGGTCGTGTAGTTGAGGATCGGCATCAGGAGCGTTTTCTAAGTTGCTTGTATTCTTCCTCCAAAGCGGTCCAAATGGCCTCATCGCCCTGACGTAGCAGCATGTCCATGAACCTATCGCTTTGGAGTGCGCTTCCGTCGCCGTAGCACGGTCTGCCGATCCAATCGCAATTATCTTTCGAGACGTGTTGGCCTTTGAAATGCCGCTTGATGTCGTGATAGCCGACGTCATAACCCATAGGGCTGTTCATGATGTAGTACCGCTCCGAGAACGATGACTTTGTTGGCGTGAGCCGGCCGTCCTTCGCGTACTCCTGCATAGTCTCCGGAAGGTACATCCCCGTTGAGAATACGAAGTGAACGGCTCTGTCATTTCCTTTGAGGACCATGATGCAACGTACAGCACCGATGCCACAGTTCTTGCTGGGATCAGGATTCCGCTTGTCGAAGGCTGGAAAGAACCTGACAATACGCTCCAGTTTATAGGGTTGCTTCTTCATGGCTCAAAAAGGAATTTCTTCCGGCTTTATTTCCCCCTCTCCGAACAGCGGCTTCATCGACCTCTCGCCGTCCGCCATGTCATCGCGCCTCGCACCAGTCCACGATTCGCGCCGCTCCGGCTTTTTCGCCGCGGGCGCTTTCGTTTTCGGCGGCAATATCGACTCGCTCGCGGGCTTTCCCGCTTGGGTCGGGCGCTGGCCGAGCTGCATGTTCTCGCAGACGATCTCCGTCTTGTAGTGGGTCACGTTCTGCTTATCCGTCCACTGGCGCGTTTCGAGGTGCCCTTCGATGAGTACGGGCGAGCCCTTCTGAAGGAACTGGTTGGCGATCTCCGCCGTCCGGCCCCATAAAACTATCGAGTGGAACTGAACGCTCTCCTGCTTGTTGCCGTCCTTGTCGGTCCACGTCCGGTTCGTGGCGACGCTGATGCTGGCGACTGACTGGTTGCTGGGCGTCATGCGGAGTTCCGCGGGTTGCGCGACGCGGCCGACGATAAGACATTTGTTCAAATCCATGTGAGTGTGTGTTGATTATTTTTCTATCTCCATTCCTCCGGCAGGATTACATTAGCCGGGGGGGTCGCAAAAAGCGACTTCATCTTTCTCATGCTAAATCCTGCAATGCCAGTCCCGACGGCCGTCATCAGAAATTCCTTTTCGAGATTGTGCCGGGCGAATTTGAAGAACCTATCGCGGCTTAGGGCAAGCATGTCATCCGAGCACTTTGCCAAGTTGCCGCGAAGCGTCGGAAAGGCATACGCCCGGCCAGTCAATCCTTCGCCGCATCCATCTTGCGCACCGAACATCTCCCTTGCCTGTTTCGCCGCCCCGCCAGCATGGTTGCCGGCGTGGTTGGAGCCGAAGACGAATATCTGGTTTTCCTTGAGCGACGTGATCATTGCCATAGCTCTTGGGTCGGGACTTCCCGAAGTACCTTGATTTTCGACGCTCTCACTTTTCCGTCGCAGTCTTTGGCGACTACGATATCTTTTACGGCGACCTCGCATTCGAGCAGGGCCATATCGGACCAGCCAGCGCCGAAGGACCGCGCCCAGGACTTTTCGGAAACGTGGATGCCTTGCGAACAGGAATTATCCTTTGAAGGATTGCACTTCTGCTGCTTGATCTTTCCAACCTCGTATTTGAACGACGCGTCGTAGTGGCTCAGATATTCGCCGTCTCTCTTGTGGACCGCCTTGTACAAGATCGCTTTTCCACCTTTGGAATCGACCGGGTAGCGCGCGGCGAATTCAGCGAAGGTCGGTTTGAAGTCGGGAATTACCTTGAGATACGAATTCTTGCCCACCACGAGCTTCATATTCTTTCTGTCCGACTTCCTGACCGATATGACGTTATAGCCCTTCGCAACTATCTCGGCAGAATTGAATGCGCTTACCATCGCCTCGCCCCATAGCACGGCGTGGCTCGATCCCCATAGCACGGCGTGGCTCGATTCCCATAGCTCGGCGTGGCTCGATTCCCATAGCACGGCGTGGCTCGATCCCCATAGTCGTACCCATGCCTGACCTCGCACGATGACGGCCGCTTCCTTAAAGGCAACGGCTAATTCCAACGGAGTGGCCTGGGAACCGCCTTCGACGTAAATCACGCCGGCAAAATCCTTGCTTAACGCATCCACTTCCGCTTGTGTCTTCACGATGATTTCTTTCATTGAGAGTGGTGCATTACGCCGCTTTTGTTTCCTCCAATTCATCCGGCGTCGGCATCGCCTGATCTTCGAACACGACCTGATACGCCGCCTTCTTGTCCTCGGCCGCGACAAGGGCGTCAACGATGGTTTTGAGGTTCTCGTTCTTCGCTTCGATGCCCGTGAGCTTCTTGATAGCCGACGACAGGAACTTGCCGGCTTCCTCCGGGCTGCCGTTCGGGACGGGAATCTCAAGCCGTTCGAACTGGCCGACAATCTGGCGCTTGAGTGCGCCAATGTCTTCGCGTCCTTCTTCAAGCCATTTGGCGAGCCGGGCGCCCGTCTGCTCGTCCATGATGAACACCTCGTTGCCGAACATGTTGGTTCGGTCCTTCGTGGTCTTGGCGTAGTGGTCCTGCGAGATATCGAAGAATACGGTGAACTCGTACTCCATGCCCTCGCGCTGGACCGGGGCCAAGCCGAGCTTCTTCACGCTGGCCTTGCCCTTGTCGTCCGTCTCCATCGCGTACTCCTGCTTGGAGCGCATCGTGCCGATGATGTGCTTGGGCGAATTGAGGAGCGCGTTTACGAGCCGGCGGTGCTGGGGCGTAAGGTCTGCCCAGAGCGTGAACCGATTTTTGCCGCTGTTCTGCATCTTGTCCGCCTGGTCCAAAATGCCGCCCTCGTCGCTCCAGAAGTGCGACAGGGAATCAATGATGATGACGTTGAAGCCCGCCTTCTCCGCCGCGTGGATCGCCTCGATGAGGATATCCGGCTTGAACGGCGGCTCAAGAGTAATGACCGAGTAGTCGTACAGGTTGGCGTACAGGTCGCCGGAGCCGCGCTCCGTGTCAATCAAGCACACCGGGCCGCCGATGCCTTTCGCAACCTTCAAGGCGCTCATCGTCTTTCCCGACCCCGACGGACCCGCCAGCCCTAAGCGGAGTTTTGACTTGACCCGCTCCGCTTTTCTAATTTCTATTGCCATTTCCTTTTTGTTGGTTTGTGTCGCCGTCCGGACTAGGGACGGACTCTATCCTTCCTCCTCTCTTGCTATCGTGCGGCTGGCAGTTCGGGTGCCGCACTATCCACTTTGTAGGTCCCCAGCCTCTATCGCCTGGCTCCCTCGGAACCTGCTCCACCAGACCCTCCAATTCCGCGACCACCTCCCCGCACACGTAGCAGAAATCCTCGTACTTGTTTTTCATCGGGATTGATATTTAGCTATTCGTTGACAATGGCTCAGAAACTTCTCCACTGAATACTCTCTCTTCATCAGGTTACAAACGCCGCAGCAAGGGACAATATTGAATGACATATAGGGCAAGGAACTATCGACTCGGTCTATGCCCACTCGATCCAATATGCATCCGCAATACGTACATGGTTTACCAATCGTTGCAAGCACCTCTTCTTTAGTAAGCTCGAACATGATGCCTCGCATCTTTGCATCACTCCTATAGTGGGAGTACATCGTATTTGGTCTATAACGATTTCGGAATGCTTTTAGCTTGTCGCGCTCCTTTTTCTGCTGGACAGTGATGTGCGAGATTCGCGACATGATTTGAATAGTTCAACGATTCGGGAGGGTGAGAGCTAACCGTTGCCGAATAACTCTCCGTCTATCTTGGGCTAGCGTTGATAGCTGACCCTCCCGAATGCAACCGTTATTTTGCCGCCCACTGAAGAAGTAACAGCACGAAACCGATGATCGCCGCCATGCCCACGATGCCTTCTACCCACTCACGAACCTTTTTCCACATCTCTTTGTTTGTTGGTTTGTTTCGGCCTTTTGATTCTGTCGCGCTGGCGCTAGGGCATCACTGGAGCGAGCAAGGCCGGTATCCGCCGGGTTAAAGCTTTCTCCGTGCGTTTTTTGAAAATGAGTTTCGCCTCTCCATGCCCATTTGCGTTCGTGATGTTGTTCCCTAGCATCAGCGAACCAGATTCGGAATACGGGGGAGTGTTGGAAGCTTAACGGGATGGTACCAGCCGAAACCGATGCGTCCTTCCAATGTCTTGCGAAATCACTTCCGCTCCCCCATTCATCCGATATTTAGAAGTATACGGATTTCCCAACTTACCGCAAGTCGAGTTATGCACAGGCCGCAAGTCGCTTTTTCTCAGCCAGTTTTGCAATCCTTCCGGCGGCCATGACCTTGCCGTGTGCTGATTTCTCTTCCTTGGTCTTATCTTTCCAGCGGCGCTTTGCCAATGCTCTCATACCCTCCCTGATCAGTTTGTCTTGTATCTTGCTCATTGAGCGAATACTACCATTCTTGCCAATTACCGCAAGTCATTTCTATACACATAAAAGATTCATTCGCACGATTCGCACACCGTCTTGATTTCTTGGTTATCCGACTTACGATTAGGTGAGCACCGAAAAGGAGGTGACTCATGGAACGAACGAAGATAGATTTCGCAGCGCTCAAGTCGGGAATCGCCATTGATGCGGTTCTCACCCATTACGGCGTGCAAACCAAGAAACGGAACTCTCAGTACCTCGTCGCGGAATGTCCCCTGCCTTCACACACTTCAAAGGAATCCCCTCTTTCTTTCGCCATCAACGTCGAGAAGAACCTGTGGACCTGCCACAGCGACTCATGCAAGAAAGCTTCCGGCATGAAGGGCGGCGACGTGATTGACCTCGTGTGCCTTATCGAAGGGACGAAGCTCCCGCTCGAAGGCGCGCGGCGGCTCGTCGAGTGGTTTCCGCATCTGACTGGCAACGGCGGCGAAGCGAGGCCTGCCGGTATTCCCCTTATCGAAAAAAATAAGCCCCTCGCCTTCACGCTGAAGGACGTGAATCCCGAGCATCCGATGATCCAGTCCCGCGGCATCGCCGTTGCGACCGCCAAAGAGTTCGGCGTTGGCTTCTTCCCCGGCAAAGGCTCGATGGCCGGCCGCATCGTGTTCCCGCTCTACGAACAGTTGCGCTCGAACGGCGATGGCACTTCGCAAGTGGCGCTCGTCGGTTACGCTGGCCGGCTCGTGGCTGAACCAACGGCGGAGAATCCCAAATGGAAACTCCCGCCGGTCCATAAGAGCTTCCTGTACGGATTGGAGAAGACGTGGAATCCGGGAAAGCTTCTGATCCTGGCTGAGAGTTTCTGGGCGCCCTTGTACTACTGGGAGCGCGGCGCCCAATGCGCTTCGCTCATGGGCAAGGCGCTCACGGAAGGGCAGGAGAAACAGCTCGAACGCTTCCACGACATTTGCGTGGCGCTGGACAACGACGAAGCAGGCCGTGAGGCTGCTGAAAAGATTTGTGCGCGCCTCAAAATGCGCCACAGGGTTATGCGGGCATTTCTGATGGAGGGCTGATAAAGAGAGATCGAGACGCAGATGCTTATTCGCTTGGATCTGGAGGTTTAGGGCAGGTTTTAACCGTGTGACCTTCTGCTCCACAGCGCCCGCAGGCTTTCGGCTTGCGGGTTTTTATTTCACCGGCGACGACGTCGTATGATAACGAGGCCAGCTTACTGTTGATCAGAATCCGTTCGGCGAGAAGCAGGTCAATCGCCTGCTTCCGCAATTGTTCGGCTTGTTCTAGGATTGTCATAAAAGTCCTTGCGCTGTGTGAGGACGGAGCAGGCAACGGGGTTAGTTAGTGTACCGTCGCTTCAAAGTTAAGAAACGGTTCGATGATCTTTACCGCTTCTTCCGCCGTTTCTACCGTCATGAGCTTCAGCCGGGCCGCTTCAAATGGCTTGGCAAGCGCTTCTTCCTTGGAACCCAGTGCTTTATCAAGGCTTCGTCTCAACGATTCCTTCAGGCCATCAGGCGCGTTGTCGCTCAATCCGACGGTTCCATCATTCGCAAGCTCGAATCCAAGAATGGCTAGAGTTTCCTCACTCTGCGAAACCGCGGATTTCGCTTTGTTGAGTTCGCGTTCGGCCTTCTCTTCAGCAAGCCTGAGCTTATGGATTTCGTCAAGTGAAGATTTCGCGCCTTCCTTCTGAATAAAATCCCTGATATACGTATCCGTCAAAACCGCACAAGCGTCCTCGTAATCGCGCTTCGCTCTACACCAAATATCGCAGTTGTAGCCTGTGCCCATCATCTCCAACAGCTCCTTACGTCGGGGCTGTGTCAATCGTAAAGTGTCTTTCATTGTTGTTTAGGTTAATGGTTTATTGGCCCGATACCATTCCGCCCTCGCCACAGTCGCAAGACCATAATGGCAGAAAATGTCCACACGGCAGCAGTTCAAGATACGCAGATTACGCAGCCAAGGATTCTCTTAGGGATGGGAGGCAAGGAACTTCATGATCTTCGCCTCGGCTGCTTTCCGGTCGGTTCCCCAACGCTCCAGCGAGTGCTTTATGAGCTTCGTTGGCTTCGCCTCATCGCCCCGGCGTGCGATCGGTGGCGCTGCACGTACCTTGCGGACAATGGGCACGAACTGCGGCTCCTTGTCTTCGTCGCTGATGTTTTCGAAGCTGCGAAGGTAAAAGCGGTATTTCGGAAGATCGGTGATATTCGCGGCGATGTCGTGGCCCCAGTTCTTTGCCATGATTTCTGCGTCTTCTCCCGAGCCATTGAAGATAATCTGGTTCCCGCAGTTCGAAAGGATGTCCCGAGCGAACGGGAGTTGGTGAAGGCCCTGCATAACTGGGACAACGCTGATTCCATATTTCCGGCCCTCAGCCAGGAGCGAGCTGAACCGTCCGCCATGGACGAAGTTCGGAGCCTCATCCACCACCAACAGGAACGGTGGCCTATCCTTTTGCCGTTCTCGCCGTAGGGCAGCGATGGATATCATGGAGACGATCAACGAGCCGATGATCTGCGCGATCTCCTCGCCGAGGCGTCCTTTCGACAGGCGGCAGACCATGACCTTGTGGCCGTTCATGATATCGAGGAAATCGAGGGATTTGTCCTGTCCGATGATAGGAAGGATCGAGGGGCGCATCAACTTCCCTACTTTGTTGATCGGCGGGCTGAACTTTGCCATCTGGTCGCGCTCCTGGAGTTTCTCGTCATACTGCTCGCGGAACATTTTGAGAAGGGGGTTGTCGGTTTCCGCCAGTACCGTTTTCCGAAACTGGCCATCTGCTAGAAACCGGAAAACGTGGACCGGAGACGGATGTTTGAACTTTGCGCATACGGCGTCGATGGCATTGATGGTGACGCGCGCCGACTCGTCGCCCCAAGCGGTTCCGGCAAGCGCTTTATTGATGGTGAAAAACGTCTCCTTGGCAAGTTCCAACTCCTCAGGTGTGTCGAAGTTGAAGGGGTTGAGCGGAATGGAGCTCTTGGCATCTGGATCAAGATAGATGAAATCCCACAGCCGGGACTTTGGGAACATGGTAGTCGTGAGGTCGGCAAGGTCGCCGTGGGGATCAATCAGCCCCGCGCCCCCGCCTTCCCTCACATGATCGAAGAATAGGTTGGCGAGGATGGTGGATTTTCCCATGCCACTACCCCCGACTATGCAGGTATGTTTGGTGAGATCTATGTAGACGGGCTTGCCCGTCGCATCGTCATCGCCGATGTACGTCATGGGGGGAAGGAAAGGCCGCCAACCCGCCTCCCATCCGAAACGCGGATCACGCGCTGAGGGAGGTGGGTTCTCGGTGTTGCAGGGGTTCTGCCCGCTGCCCCGCCCGTAGGCGATTACTTTGAATTATAGGTCGAGGAAGGAAAAAGTGTCGCCCTTGGGTGTGCGGAAGTCGGCCAGGAGATTTGCTTTCGTGCCAAGCCAGAACATACGGTGGTTCAGATCGGGCTGCATTGCTTTGACGAGATTGTCACGGGTTTCAATGGTCTTCTTGAAAAGTACGACGCGGTAGGTCTTGAAGCCCCACTGCTCCTCGCACTCGGCGGAGTTGTAGTACTGATAGAAGTGTTCCAATTTCCGCGTGACGCTATACTTGCCGTCCTTCATATTGCCGAGCTTCGCACGCTCGAATTCAAGAAAGAAGTGGTTGGTATTCTTGGCCTCCCGACGGAGATCTGTTATGGAGAAATACGCATCGGGGTCGATAAAATGCTTGAGGTCATGCTGCCGCCACTTGAGGCTCAAGCTGTGTCGGTCACAAAGATCCTGGAGAGCAATGTGGAATAGGGAGATTTCTAGCTCGTGGTCCAAGGTGCGGTCAGAGTGCTCATCGAAGGTCTTGCCTCCGTACTCTGCAACAGCCCTATCAGTGAGGCCACATGCATAGCTGACCCCATCGGTTTGAAGATCAAGGTATTTCAGACGCCGGACAAGATTGAGCTCATCAAGTAGCTTCAGGCTCCGGTTTATCGTTCTGATGTCGTTTCGGTTCGGCGCCCTTTTTCGGATTAGCCGAGCCAGGTCCTTGCTCCGGAGGACGAAATGGCTCGCTAGAACCTGAAGCACTGCCCGCATCGTGCGGCGTGGGGGAAGTGGTTGGTTGCGGTTCCGGTTTGGCATTACCTGAATTATCGGGATTTTGCACAGATTTGCAACCGTACAATTCCAACGTGCGTTTCTTGATGAAATCTGCGTGACTGATCGGTGATTCGCCTAGTTCCTGCCACGTGCCCGTCAGCACCCTGCGTATAGGTTCGGTAGGTTTGCGATGGATGGCGTGGAACTTTTCAAGTCGGGTCAGTTCGAGGACATCGAAGTCCTTGAGGACATCCTGCTCTGACATGAACATGTCCGAGGGTATACCAGCGCGGGAGACGCCCCGCTCCTTAAGTGCATCGACCTTATCCTTCTGCCACGAGCGGAGGCCAGAATGGGCGAAGCGGTTCGCGTCGTTTGATTGGAGCCGGAAGAGGAACATGTTACCAACGCCCAGAAGGCCTTGAAAGATGTCGTCGTTGATCTGGTCAAACCATTGGTTCGCCAGTGTGAGGCACAGTTTGTACTTCCGCGCCTGCGAGAGGATCGTTTTGAAGTCCGAAGAGACCTGGCACTCGGGGAACTCATCGACGTAGAGCATGTGAAAAGTCCGCGTGGACTCGTCTTCGTTGTCGGCCTGGCTGAGCGCGGCCTGGAGCAACTTTGCGATGATCAAAGCTGAAACGATTGTGCGGTTTTCCTTTTGGCTCCCTTTCAGGTTGACGAGCAAGATCTTTTTTTTGAAAAAGACATCGGATATTTTGAGAGCCGGATTCCTGCTGCCGAATATCGTCCTGAGGCTCGGGTTCCAGATGAGGGGGGTTAGGGTCCGTATGATCGGAAGCGTGTCCTGAGGACTGAGCTTCATGCGACGCCAACGGAGTTTTAACTCCGGGGAAATCGATGGCTGGCTGAGGATCTCCTCGCGACGGAGATCGTGTTGAAGGAAGTCATGGATGTCTAGGAAGCTGACATCTTTCGCGTCCAGAAGAGTGTACAGGAGTGGGATCAGCACGCTCTCCATCACCTTGCCGACATGGCTTCCGGTGCGCTCCGAGAACGTATTGAACAGGGCGAGGATGTCAGCGACTATCGTTTCCTTTTCCTCAGGGTTGGACCAACCGAGGAAATCAATCGGAACGGGATTCTTGAGGTCGATATAGATCGTGTCTGCGGCCCGCTCCGGGGGTATCCAGTGGATGATTTTGGAGACCAGGTCTCCGGCCGGATCGATGATGGTCACGCCTCGCTTTGGGTCCCTGCAAGCGTGACGGAGTTCCGCCAAATCTTCCGAGGGAGTTTCCGGCTTGAAGTCCAGGCCCTGGCAAATGTCGTTGATTGCGAGGCGCAGCATGAACATGCTTTTCCCTTGGCCGGATACGCCTGGCATCCAGATATGGTGGGTGCGCTCTTCGTCGGATAGGCGTTTTACTTCAGACCATCGGCTGTGCTCTTCGGCTTTACTCAACAGAGGCTTCTCCTTCGGACGGGCGGCGATTGCCTTCCATTGTTCATGCTCCTCCCTCGATTTCTTGAGTTCAGTAGTGCGAATCTCAGCCTGCTGAAGCTCGTGCAGGCGCTTGGAATACTTAGAGTGTTTGTCGCTGGTTTCGACAGCTTGCCAGCCGCTATACATGGTGGCGATGACCGCCAATCCTAATAGAAGGTTAGGTGGCCGGACGGGCCGGAGGCCTACGGTGATTGCCGCATAGATCCCGATGATCCCGAATGCCGCGGCAACCACCATCCAGAGGGTTTTCTTGTGGCAAAACTCTTCTGCGAGGGTACGATATTCCGGTATATCATGAGGCACAATCCGTGCCATGATCGGAGTTGCCAACCGGAGGACTTCCTCCTGGGGTACTCCTATCGCGATCATTTCATTTAGTTGCTTCCGCTGGAGTTCCCACTTGCGATTTTCCCACTTAGGCCATAATGAATGGTTCGTCCAATAGGCGAGGAGTGCGCCAACGGTAGCGGATACGAGGACGATGATAATGGTCACGAGCATGGGGGCCGCCGAGCGGCGTTTAACACCGGCAATCGCCGCCCGTCCTCACGATAGTGACCCGGTAGGGCGAGCGCAGCGACGGGCAATCTTCGTCGCGATAGCGCCCGATAGGGTCTTCTCACGCTGACTGGTAAGGAAGCTGAAGAAGAACGAAGATTGCCCGTCGCTAGACGAGGGACGGGCGGCGCACCGGCAAACCTTGCTAAAGCAACGGAAATACTGGGGTAAATAGGATACGTGGAAGCTCGGCGCGATTTTTCTTGAGTACTAATCGGGGGTAGCCGTGGGTACTTGAGCAAAATGGCACCGAAGCGGTATTATAAAGCACCTCTTGCCTTAATGGGCAAGGGGGGCGCACTCATGATCCCGCATGGCGGGTACCAGGGTGCGGCTTCTCGTTTTCTTCCCGTAAGGGAAGGGGAATTCAGGAGGTTACATGGATTCCTTCGAGAAGATGTACTCGGTTAAAGAGGCAGCAGCCGTGCTTGGGTGCTCGCCTGATACGGTCAGACGTCGTATCGGTGACGGCTCCATTAGGGCGTGGAAGTTGTTCGGCGGGACCAGTCAGCGGAAACGGAAGTACGAGAGCTGGCGAATTCCGGAGAGCAGTTTGAAGCGCTTCATGAGCGACGGGAGCAACGCAGCTTGACCGGGTGCCGGGGGGTGGGCGACCACCCCTCCTTATTTCACGCGCACCAGTTTTGGCGCGGTCCACGTCTCCTTCAGGAAATCATCTAAGCGCTCCTGCCGTCCACGAATCCACTGCGAATAGTGCTTGATAACGATCGTCGGTGAGTTACCAAGTATTGCGGCAACGTCTTCCACGCTTGCGCCACGCATGAGCAAATCCGCAGCGAGGGTATGCCTAAATCGGTGGGGGTGGTCGGGTGAAATCTTGGCGTCCTTGCACATCCTTTTGATCCGGCGCCGCCAGAGATTTGAGGCGGTGTGCGGGTTGTCGGACTCCCCGATCAGGAACAGGTATCCGCCCTTGGGCGTGATGGCCTTCAGCTCGGCTACGAGGTCGGGTGGCAGGAGAATATGGACAGGCGTGCCGGCCTTCGTGGTTTGGAGATAGAGCCGGTTCTCGATGAGGTGCGAAGTCTTTAAGAGGGACGCATCGCCGATCCGCAATCCGGAGTGCCCGAGGGTTTTTATGAATGTCGTCTCGATCGGCGTCTTGCATTTCCCGATGATCTTCGCCACCTCTGCTTCATCGAACGGGAGACGCGGATTCGGCCTGACCTTCGGAGGCTTGATGATCTTGGCCGGGTTCTTTGGAATCCACTCCTGTTCCTCGAAGAACCGGAAACAGGTTCGGACCCGCTCCAACTCTTTGGCTGCCGTGATGGAGGAAACGTTGCGACCTTTGAGCAAATCCCTGACTTGCTGAGTCCCGAATTCGGAGAGGTATCTTAGGCCATGCTCCTCCGCGAATTTCGAAACGATGTCGCGCACAGTCCGGTATTTCTTGAGCGTGTTCGGCGATAGCCTTCTGGCTTCGCAGTCCTCGTAGTATTTCTTGACCGCGCTTTCCACGGTGATACGGTCGGGCTTCTTCTTGCCTTCCCATTCCTTGATAGTCTTGTCGGCCTCGCTCCATGAGCGGGTCTTTAGGGATTCCTTAATGGGCCTGCCGTTGTGGACTCCGCGCACCCACATCGGGCAAGAGCACTTCTTCCAGTAGGAATCGGACGCGTGAGGGCAGGCGGCGACGGTCTTCCCGCCGACGATCCGCGCCTGTTCGTGCCGCCTATAAAGCGTGAGCACAAGCCCTCCAAAACCAACATTGGGACAAAGTTGGTACAAAGGCAATTTGAAAGATTCGCACAAATCGCGAAGTGGCTTGTTTTAAATGAGTTGGGACAAAAGAAGCATGGCGGAGAGAGAGGGATTCGGACACCGTCGGGATGTTGATGGCGTGCAAGTTATTGATTCCTCAAGTCGCCCGAGTCGCGTGATTCGCAGGAGTGCCGAATCATTGGTACAAAATCGGTACAAAATCGTGTGTGCGCGCCGCTCATCACCTGCTCATTGGTAAGCCGCAGGATTTTGATGCCCCGTGCCGCCTCGAAGGCGGCATCCTTGCGGCGGTCTTCTTCGGCGTCGTGGTAGCGGCCGTCGATCTCGATGATGAGCTTCAGATCGGGAAGGTAGAAATCCGCGATGCGGTAGAACGGGTGGTAGAACCCCTGCTGGAAGCGATAGGTTAGGCCGAGTTCTTCGAGGCGGCAGCAGAACCGGCGCTCTGCGGGCGTCGCCTGCTTCTTGAGGCGGGATACGAAGATCGCGTGCCGCTTCGCCATCGTCATGCCACTGAAGGCCATGCCTGATTATTGGCACGAAACGGGTCGCAAGTCCATGAAAAGATTATTGAAGCTATTAGAAACCGAATACTAGTTGTGATTCGAGTCTTCTGATTCGATAGAGTTACCTTAACCAAATTTAGCGTTCCAAACGCAATGTCATTTATCGTAGTGTCAGTACGAGGTTTAAAGAAAATGCCACTGCCATTACTTGCGCTACTAGCCGGAGCTGTCGTCGGAAAAGCAACGTCCAAGAAAAAGATCGCCGTCAACGGGCGCACGAAAAAAGACGGCACGAGATCGAAGGCGCACCTGCGGAAGGCGAAGTAGTAAATCTCGTCGTGTCGTCGGGCTGAAGGGGACCAGTTAGAAGCCGAATTCATGCTTGACAACCTGGTAGAGCACGAATAGAAAGCAGGCCAACAATACGGCCTCAAAGACGATGAACTTGATTTGGAATATCCTATAACTAAATCTCGCCAACCTGCCTTCGGTTGAGTGTCGCGCCTGCATTGGTCCTCCAATGCCGAAAGATAGGTGATGGGGAATTCTTTGTAGAAGCGGATGGCTGGTTGCACTGGGGGCAGTTCACGATGATGGCGTCGTGCTCCGGCCAAACGATTTCGACGATCTGCTTCAGCTCTTCCTTCTTGCCGAACCAGTTCCACCAGATGCGCTCCAGGATTCCCTGCGGTTGCATGACCGGCACCCGCTCAACCGTGATATTCGGGTGCCGCTTGGCGACGAAAAAATAGTCGCCCTTATGGAGCAGGTCTTGCGAATACTTGACGCGGCGGACGGTGAATGCCTCCATTTGCTTAGAAGTATAAGTGCTTATCCTGCTTTGGCAATAGCTATATGCACAGTGGCCAATCAACTACCGAATTCCTAATGCGCTCGGTTCGCGGAGTTATCAGAGTCATAAAACGCCGGTCAAATAATGTGCGGAAGTGTGCGACAAAAACAGGTGTCATGCCGTTCAGTTCGGCTCTATACTAGACCCCGAAAGGACAAATGCTCATGCAACGATTCTCCACTTCAGTTCTTTTGTGCTTCGTAGTCGGCATTACGGGCTGCTCTGAGCCACACCTCAGCCGAGGAACCGCTGAACGCGCCTTGCGCGGGAAGGTGAAGACCGAAATAACCTCAGACGTTCTTGGTAGAACAGACTGGTGGGAGAGCCAATGGGGTCGCGGGCAGAATTACGAATACATGAAAGCATTCGCCAATGCAGACATGGACTACCGGAACCTTTTGGTGGCGGAAGGAATTCTGAAGAGGCCGCCAGACACTCGCATGGATTTCGGATGTACACCCAAGCCTGAATGCCAGCAACGGGATTTTTCCGTGTACTTCCAGGTCATTCCTTCTGCCGTGGTTAAATCAGGTTATCCAGGAGGACCGTACGCCTACGCCATCCTCGTCCTGGCGAAGCCGAGTGACCCAAAGGTGACGGGCATATCGGAAGAGGGGAATGACGCCATCGTCGAGTATGAGGTGGGGTACACGCCAACAGAACTCTACAAACGGTTGTCAGCCAAGACGCAAGAGCTCATGGCGAGATGTTCGCTCCCTAGCCTTTCCCGAAATCTGCCGACGTTCTGCACTCGGTGGTTGAGCGAAGCCGCAATTCGCGATAGGAAAGACCACGGTCAGGCGCGCTTCAAGAAATATGATGACGGATGGCGAATTGTGGAGTAGCCAATCCTTGTGCATGAGGGCAGTGAGATATACTGGCAACCATGGAAATCGCTCCAGAGCGGCACGTGGCGAAACATAATGGAAGGATTTTGATCGTAGATCAATCCAAAGGCGGGCATTGGGGCTGGTTCGCCATGATCGAGGAGACTGGCGAGAAGGAAGGACTCGCCGATTGGATGGGAATAGAGGTCTATTATAACTTCGAAGACACACTCGAAGCCGCTAAGGAAGCGGCCTGCCAAAGCGTCACTTCGAGAGTCAATGCCTTCGGAAAGAACTGTGCTGAGGCCAATATCAGTTGGACACGGGGTTCTCAACCGCTCACGCCTCATATGAAAGCCACCATTACTTTGAGGTTCTACGATGGGGAGTTTTGGATCGAAATAACCGATGAAGCGACTGGAAACACCGAACGGCTAACCCAAGTGTATGACGAACCTGATGACGTCGCCGCAGTCCTTCAAAAACTCGGGCTTACGCTCAGCCAAACGCAACATCTAGTGATGCAGAATGCCATGAACCTAGGCACAGCGAGTCTGTCGGGTGTGACCGTACCCCGCAACTATGCCTCGATCCAGTGAATCTTCGGGCACCGCAAGCGCCCCTTGGCGATTTGAAAGCCATAGTGTCCGCGACCGCTCTTTCAGAAGATCGCGTACTTCCTGGGTTCCGAACTCGGAGAGGTATGTGATGCCGTGGCGTTCGCTGAATTTTGAGATGACGTCCCGGACGGTTCGATACTTCTTCAAGGTGTTCGGCGAGAGCCGTTGTTCCTCGCAAGCGCTGTAGTATTTCTTGACCGCGTTTTCGACCGTGAGGCGCTCGGGCTTTTTCTTTCCCTCCCATTCCTTGATGATCCGGTCAACGCGGCAACACACAGTATAAGAGGTGGCACAGCTTACCACGTCTTGTACACCTTGTACATTTTTCTCAGGAGTTTTTTGTAAGTTGTTGATTTTAAACTGGCGGAGAGAGAGGGATTCGAACCCTCGATAGAGTTTCCCCTATACACGCTTTCCAAGCGTGCGCCTTCAACCACTCGGCCATCTCTCCGATTCGGAAAAATCGTGCGGCTCGCGACTTCCTCAAGCTGCGGTGATCTCCCATCAGGATAACATGCGCCGCACGTACAATAAGAAAAGTGAACCGCTCCCTTTCCCGCCGCGACCTCCTGGTCTCCTCCGCCGCCGCTCTGGCCGCCTGCGGCCAGCCGAAGGCCACCGCGTATCCGGGCTACTGCTTCGTCGCCAATCAGGATAGCCGCTCCGTCGCCGTCGTCGATCTGCGCCGCTTCCGCGTCCGCAAGCAGATCGCGCTCGATGCCGCCCCCAGCCTCGTGGTCGCGCATCCCACCGCTCCCAAAGTCTTCGTGCTCGCGCCCGATGCCGGCACCGTGTACGAGATCGAAGCCGCTTCGCTTTCCGTGAGCCGCCGCGCCAGGGCAGGGAACCAGGCCGTCGGTATGCGGATGTCGCCGCACAAGAAAGCTCTGTGGATCCTGTATCGCGACCCCGCGTCGCTGGTCGAATTGCCCATCGATTCCATGCAGCCGGGCCGCCGCATCCCCTTATCGTCAGAGCCCGGCGCCTTCGATCTCACCGGCGAATCCGGCGATCCGCAGCGGGCCGCCGTTGCCTGTCAGGACGGCACCATCGTTCTCGCATCTCTCGACAGCGGAACCGTCGAGCGCACTATCGCGACCGGCGAAACGCCGTCCATCGTTCATTTCCGCTTGGATGGAAAGTCTCTGATTGTGGGGCATCGCGCCGATCGTAGTCTCAGCATCTTCGACGTGCCCTCCGGAAAAACCGTGGTGCGGCTGCCGCTGGCGGTCGAGCCGTCCAATTTTTGCGCGAACTCCGACGGCGGGCAGATCTTCATCAGCGGACCCGGGATGGATGCCGTCGTGATCGTCTTCCCCTACAGCACCGAGATCTGGCAGACGGTACTGGCGGGACGCGCGCCGGGAGCCATGGCCGTTACCGATGCGGCTCCGCCTTTTCTACTGGTGGCCAATCCGGAAACCGACAGTCTCACGGTGCTCGACGTGCGCACACAAAAGCTCGTCGCCGTGGTCCGGGTCGGCCGCGGGCCAGGGCAGATTCTCCTGACGCCCGGCGATCAGCAATTCGCGCTGGTGCTCAACGAACAGTCGGGCGACCTCGCGGTTATCCGAACTTACTCGCTGCGCGCGCCGCAGTTGGCTATGCGGGCGCGCTTCAAATCGGCGCCCGTATTTACGATGATTCCCGTTGGCGAAAAGCCCGTCAGCGCGGCCGTCGTCGCGCTCGCTTGAGAGGATCGCGCGCGGTCGCACTCCTGAACGCATTTAAACGGTTAAAACGGACCGCCCCCGTCGCTGCGACCGGGGAGCGGTCCGCGGTTTTACGCGGTCATGCGCTGCTGCCAGTTCTGATGCACCCACTTTTCGAACGAAGTCAGCGGGTACTCGCGGCGCAGGTCCGATATGTCCACGTGATAGCCGACATCCTGAAACCAGCGGAACATCGTCGTGAGTTCGTGTCCCACGTTCTTCTCGAACAGTTCCCAAGGCACCTGTTCGTAGCGCACCTCGCGGCCTGCCATGCGGCTGAACACTTCCGCCAGCTCGGTCATCGAGAGTTCATCGCCCGCCAGGTCGACCGTGCGTCCCTGCCAGTGCCCCGGCTTGTCGAACGCCATCGCGACGAAGCCGCCAATGTCGTCCACCGCGATCATTTGCAGCCGCGTTTCGGGGGTCAGCGGCATTCGCAGCGAGCCCTGGTCGATCTGGTCGCGCATGGAGAGCCAGTTCTCCATAAAGAAGACGGGCCGCAAGATCGTGTAGCGCATGCCGGTGCCGCGAATATGCTCCTCGATCTTGTACTTGCTGTCGAAGTGCGGGACTCCGGTATTGCGATCGGCGCTGCCGACGGAGCTGTAGACGAAGTGGCGTACGTCATTGCGCTTCGCTTCATTGGCGAGGAGCATGCCTTGGCGCAGTTCGCCCTCGACGCCTTTCTCCACGAAAGTTTGGACGGCATACACACCGTAGACACCGTCCAGCGCGCGCCGCACCGACGCCGCATCGTCCAGATCGCCGCGCGCCATCTCGGTGCCGCGGCCCACTAACGCCCGGGCCTTATCGCTGGTGGGATCGCGGGTGAGGCAGCGAACGGTGAATCCTTTCTCCCGCAAGTGCCGCAATGCCGCTCCGCCCTGATTCCCGGTTGCCCCGGCGACCAGAATGGTCCTGCTCTCTTTCTTTGCCATAGAGCCTCCTCGATGATTTCCGATACCGCAAAATCCCGCAGGTTGGTAGCCACGGGTTGCGGCATTCGGTACCAATACGCACCGAGGAGGCTCCGGGCCGTTACTTCTTTTTGCCTTGGGCGGCCACCGCATCCATCGCGGCTTTCACCTTTTCGGGATCTCCCAGGTAGTAGTGTTTCAGCGGCTTGAGATCGTCGTCGAGCTCGTAGACCAGCGGCATCCCGGTGGGAATGTTCAACTCCACGATTTCGTTCTCGGGGACGTTGTCGAGGTACTTCACCAGCGCGCGCAGACTGTTGCCGTGCGCGGCGATCAGCACCTTCTGGTCCTGCCGGATGGCCGGCGCGATGGTCTCGTGCCAAAGCGGGAGGAAGCGAGCCACCGTGTCCTTCAGGCACTCGGTGAGCGGCAGCTGTTCTTTGGTGAGACTTTTGTAGCGCGGATCGTGGCCGGGATAGCGTTCGTCGTCGGGTGTGAGGACGGGTGGCGGAATATCGTAGCTGCGGCGCCAGATCTTCACCTGGTCCTCGCCGAACTTCGCCGCCGTCTCCGCCTTGTTGAGACCTTGCAACGCCCCGTAGTGGCGCTCATTCAAGCGCCACGAGCGATGCACCGGAATCCACATCAGATCCATCTCGTCCAGGACCGTCCACAGCGTCCGGATGGCGCGCTTCAGCACCGAGGTATACGCCACATCGAACGTGTAGCCCCCGGCCTTGAGCACTTGACCGCCTTCTTTAGCCTCCTGGCGCCCCTTTTCCGAAAGGTCTACATCCGTCCAGCCGGTGAAGCGGTTCTCCTTGTTCCACGTGCTTTCGCCGTGACGCACCAGCACCAGCTTCTTCATTGCCGGAAGGCCTTTCTGCCCAGGAATTGCGCCGATGCACCGAGCCGCTCCTCGATGCGGAGCAACTGGTTGTACTTGGCGATGCGGTCGGTGCGGCTGGCGGAGCCGGTTTTGATTTGTCCCGCGCCGGTGGCCACCGCGAGATCGGCGATGAACGGATCTTCGGT